AAAATTTTGGGAAATACAGCAGACTTGTATCAAGGCTACGGTCCATTGCCCAAAATGGAGGGGCCGTATGTGTTTAACGGACGTATTTTATATTACGATCCAAAGGAAGGCAAGTACTGGGATCCTAGAACGGATTTCTACGTGCCGCATGATGAATACTTTAGATTGGTTGGTTTGCTATGAAAATACGTTTTGATCGAGACACCATGCCCGATGAACTGTACAATGCGCTCTTACAGCACTTTGTCAACGAAGCAGTTGGCCTGGGTATTGAAGTAAATAAGTTCACCGAGTTCACAAACTGGGTGGTTGAGTGCCAAGTAGATGCACGAGAATCAGTACATTAAGGAGCAGTTATGAGAGAATACGAAAGCGTACAAGGTGACAATTTAGAAGAGTCTGATCAAGCACAGTTGCTATCCACTACTTTGAGTGCAGATGCAGTGGCCAAGATCAGAGCCAGCATGCCAACCGGACCCAGTCTAAGTCATTGCAACGAGTGCGGTGAAGAAATTCCTTTGGCTAGACAGCAAGCATTACGTGGATGCATGACCTGCATCGATTGTCAAACCCTTAGCGAAAGACTTAAACGTGCCTAAGTGTTACCAATTAATCGGAGTGCCTGCGGCAGGTAAAAGTACTTGGTACCAAAATCAAGATTGGCTAGGCGAGGATAAAAAAGATCACAAGTATGTTAGTACTGATCAGCATGTTGAAGGATATGCTAAAGATCAAGGCAAAACCTACAGTGAAGTCTTTGAAGAATACATGCCCACTGCTGTCAAGCAGATGATGGTTAATGTTAACATGGCATGTGCATTTCAGATGGATATAGTTTGGGATCAAACTAGCACAACTATTGCTAGTCGTGCTCGCAAGTTTAATGCTTTGCCTGACTACGAGCATATTGCCATAGTGTTTTCAACACCTGCAATAGAAGTATTAAAAGAACGTTTGGCCAGTAGGCCAGGCAAAGAAGTTCCTTGGGAAGTTGTACAAGGAATGATTGATAATTTTGAAATGCCAACTCTAGAAGAGGGTTTCAAAGAAATTTGGGGGGTATAATGCCTTGGATTGAAAACGTAGCCGCAAGTGATATTCCAATTGGGTTCCATCACGATGCTGGCCCTAATAGTATGTTGATCAGCATAGTTGACCCGGCAAGCTGGCGTCCTGAAGCCAAACACCAATTCAAAGAGCGTCATGACTTTGAGTTTTTGGATGTGGAAGAAAAGGACGAGGTATTACAAGAGTCAATGAAGTGCAGTCAAGAACAGGCTGATCAACTTGTGGCTCTTTTACAACACGCTTTGGCTAATCGCATGAATGTGGTTGTTCATTGCTACGCTGGCATTTGTCGCTCGGGTGCTGTATGCGAAGTGGGTGTAATGCTTGGCTTTGACGATACAGAGCGTTTTAGAAGCCCTAATCTGCTTGTTAAGCACCGAATGATGAAGGCCTTGGGATGGACCTACGATCCAGACGAAAAGCCCAACATTGACGATTGGCGCACTTTTAAAAGTGTTGACTAATTGTAAAATTGAGTATATAATATACTCATGTACAAAGTAATAAGCAAAAACGGATTGCCGCTCAACAGTTATGCTACCCTGGATGATGCCATGGCATTTGCCAAAACAGTTGGTGTGTTTGTAAATATCAAAAGCACTGATTTTGAAGTTTGCGGTGTGTTTGGTGTTGATGCGATAAAAAATGGTGTATGCCCGGACGGTGTGGTATACGATTGGAACAAATCATCTCGCATAGGGCGAGTCAAAAAAGAAAGGAGTTGATATGCCCAGTGTATTTTTAGTTAGCGACACGCACTTTGGTCACACAGGTGTATGCCGCTTCACACGTAACGATGGTGTTACAAAACTTCGCCCATGGGACTCAGCTGAGGAAATGGACGAAGCCATGGTCAAGGCGTGGAACGAACGGGTAAAGCCCACTGACAAGGTGTACCATTTGGGTGACGTTGTTATCAATCGTAAAGCGTTAAGCATCATGCACAGACTTAACGGCGACAAAGTTTTGATTCGTGGTAACCACGATATCTTTAAGGACACGGATTATCGTGAACACTTTAGAGAACTTAGAGCTTATCACGTTATGAACGGTATGATCCTTAGCCATATTCCAGTCCATGCTGATAGCTTAGGACGTTTTGGGGTCAACATTCACGGACACTTACACGCAAATCGTGTACGTAAGGCTCGTGGCGTAGATGCTAAAACTGGCGAAGTTTTATACAGCGATGAAATTGATCCACGCTATCATTGCGTTTGTGTGGAACAAACTCCAGACTTTGCTCCAATTCTGTTTGAAGATGTCATAAAGAACATCGAAGCAGAAGGTGGAAACATTGGATTCAAGAGTGGCAACGGACCCACCATGTGATTTGAATAGGACCTTTTGGGTCCTATTTTTTTGATATCAACAACCATGCAAGATAATTATTAACATGAACAAACGAAAACAACGACCAGCAATGGTACACCCTTTGATAGCCCGCATGGTAGATCCAGCTGTGAAACTCAAGCAGGCCTTTGATCTGCACAATCAAGGCAAGTTGCATGAAGCCTCTGATATTTATAGAGATGTGATCAAACAGGATTCCAAGAATTTTTCAGCTCTGTTGTATCTTGGCAGTGCAGAAGCTGATTTGAGAAATTGGCAGAATGCATACGAGTGTCTGAGCAAAGCATTGGATGTTCAACCAGACGAACCCAATGCTCTCAACATGCGAGCCAATGTGCTGAGAGAATGTGGAAAATATGATTTGGCATTGGCTGATGCCACTAGAGCTGTGAACAAGGCACCAGAATCATTTGATGTGAATGTGAATCTCAGTGCTATATACTTTTGCATGAATGACTTTGAATCCAGCCTGACCTATGCTCAAAAAGCCACAGAGATCAAACCAGACAATCCGGATGGTTTCTTGAATTGGGGCAATTGTTTGAAAGAGTCCGGCAACACAGAAGGTGCATTGGAAAAGTTCCGTCACTGTGTGGAACTCAAACCCAACCATCATGGTGCATGGAGCAACATGGCCACTTGCTACAAAGATCTTTATCAGTTGGATCTTGCCATCGAACACTACACCACAGCGATCACACATGCACCCACTGATGCGCAACTGTACTACAATAGAGCTTTGGTGCGTATCATGCATGGAGATTATGAGAACGGCTGGCGTGATCACGAATTCCGTTGGCGTTACAAAGGATTCAACACACCTGTTTTGGGCGATGTTATCAACAGTTGGAAAGGTGACATGGATCCAACCGGCAAGACCATAATGGTATGGTACGAGCAGGGCTTGGGAGACACTATACAGTTCTGTCGCTATGCCAAGATGCTCAAGGACAGAGGCGCTGAGAAAATATTACTATGGGTGCAAAAACCCCTCAAAGAATTGTTGACATGTTTGCCATTTGTGGATGAAGTTATTACTGAACAAGGAGACCACACTTGGGATCTCACAATCAGTTTGATGGCCTTGCCCTTTGAGATGGGCACCACCGTAGATACCATTCCAAATTTTGGTGCTTACATCACAGCCAACAAGGATAAAAGTGCCGCGTGGGCTGAACGTTTGGGGGCAAAAACCAAACCTAGAGTGGGATTGGTATGGAGTGGTGGCCTGCGTCTAGATCAGCCCAATCTTTGGACCACCAATCAGCGACGCAATACCAAACTGCACTTGTTTCAAAAGTTCAAGGATTTGGATGTGGAACTGTACAGTTTGCAAAAGGGAAATCCTGGCGAGCAAGAACTAAAACTGTTTGTAAACACAGATTGGGGCGGCCCCAAGATCATAAACTATGTGGACGACTTGCACACATTTGAGGACACAGCGGCCTTGATCGACAACTTGGATCTAGTGATCAGTGTTGACACTAGCACAGCACATCTGGCAGCGGCCATGGGCAAGCCCACATGGATCATGAACCGTTGGGACACCTGCTGGCGCTGGTTCTTGCATAGACAAGACAGCCCTTGGTACGATACAGTCCGCTTGTTTAGACAGCCCACACCCGGAGATTGGGAAACTGTGATAGATAAAGTGCATCAAGAGCTGGCGAAATTCAAATAAACAGCTAGTATTTTGCTGTCTCCATTTCAAGTGTAA